GTAATGGTTTACATAGTAATGGATTTAGTTTAATAAATGAATTACTTCGTAAACATCAATTATTTTATAAAGACGTATCAGAGATTGGTAATCCAACTCATATCTATGCAAAAGTTGTTAGAGAAGTTATCAACAACTTTGAGGGTATTAAAGGTATGGCACATATTACTGGTGGTGGACTACAAGAAAATTTACCAAGAATAATTCCTAGAGGATTGGGTGTTCGTATAAACTATGATGCTTGGCAAATGCCTAGAATATTTTACAAGATTATGATGGCAGGTGAAATACTTCCAGAGGAAATGAAGAAAGTATTCAATCTTGGTATTGGATATTGTATTGTTGTATCTCCACAGTATGAAGACCACGTTCGTAAGATAATAACTGGATGTGGATACAATTCTTGGACAATTGGAGATATTGTGCTATAATAATTATAGGAATGTAAAAAAATGTCTGTAAAATTAACCATCTTAAAAACTGGTGAAACGATAATATCAGAAATGCAAGAACTTGTTGCTGATAAAAATCAACTATCACCTCATGCTTATTTGTTAAATAATCCACATGTGGTTAGAACTAGAGATAAACAGTTCTTAACTGAAGAGGAAAAAACTGAAAAAAAATTTGGTATAGATGTTGTAATGACACCTTGGATTATTTTATCATCTGATAAAAAAATTATTATACCAGTTGATAGTGTGATAACTATAGTAGAACCTATCGAAGGAGTGAAGAAAATGTTCCTAGATAAAAATCAAACCGTTAAAATTGAGGAAACTTAAATGGCTAAAGACATAAAGTGTATATTAGTTGATGTTGATAATGTTTTAATTAGTGAAATTGAAGAAGTTGATGCTGAATTAGGAAATCCTAATTGTAAATTAATTAATCCAGTTGTTTTTGAATCTCTTGAAAAGATGAAACCATTAATTGAGGCTTCCAAAGATACAGAATTTATGATAAGATCAGAAGACATACTTACTATTGCAGATCCAACGCAAGAAGTAATTGACAAATATATTGAAATGACTTCATAATGAGATTTTATACGAACGTTCAAATGGTGGGAGATCACTTTCTTGTTCGTGGTTATGAAAATGGAAAACATTTTGCCACTCGTGAGAAATTTTATCCTACACTATTTGTAGATTCAAAAAGAAAGACAAAATATAAAACTCTTGATGGTTTATCTGTTGAACCAGTAGAACCTGGCACTGTTCGTGAGTGTCGGGACTTTATGAAAAATTATAATGAAGTTGAAAATTTCAATATCTATGGTAATGAAAGATATATCTATCAATATATTTCAGAAAAATATCCAGAGGTTGAAGTTAAGTTTGACACCGAAAAAATTAAATTAACAACTATTGATATTGAGGTTGCATCCGAGAATGGTTTCCCTGATGTAGAATCTGCTGCTGAAGAAGTATTACTTATCACTCTACAGGATTATACAACAAAACAAATTCGCACATGGGGTCGTGGAGCATTTAATAATAAACAAGAGAATGTAATATACAAAGGATTTAATACTGAGTATGAATTACTCACAGACTTCATTAATTGGTGGATGATAGAAGATAATACACCAGAAGTTATTACAGGTTGGAATAGTAAACTTTATGATATTCCTTATCTTTGTCGTCGCATTGATAGGATACTTGGTGAGAAACTTAAGAAAAGAATGTCACCTTGGGGATTGGTAACAGAAGAAGAAACATTTATCGCAGGTCGTAAACATATTTCATATGATATTGGTGGAGTATCTCAGTTAGATTATCTTGACTTATATAAGAAGTTTACTTACAAAGCACAAGAGTCATACCGATTAGATTATATTGCATCTGTTGAACTTGGACAAAAGAAACTTGACCACAGTGAGTTTGATACATTTAAGGATTTTTATACGAAGGGTTGGCAGAAGTTTGTAGAATACAACATCATTGACGTTGAACTTGTTGATAGATTAGAAGATAAGATGAAGTTGATTGAACTCGCATTGACGATGGCATATGATGCAAAGGTTAACTATGAAGATGTATTCTATCAGGTGCGTATGTGGGATACAATAATTTACAACTATCTTAAAAGAAGAAACATTGTTATACCACCAAAGAATCGCTCTGATAAATCTGATAAGTATGCAGGTGCATATGTCAAAGAACCAATACCTGGCAAGTATGATTGGGTTGTATCTTTCGACTTGAATAGTCTATATCCGCATTTGATAATGCAATATAATATTTCTCCAGAGACTTTACTAGATACAAAACATCCGTCTGTCACAGTTGATAAAATCCTTGAAGAAGATATAACATTTGAAATGTACAAAGATAATGCTGTTTGTGCAAATGGTGCAATGTATCGTAAGGATGTTCGTGGGTTCTTACCAGAACTGATGGAGAAGATGTACAATGAAAGAGTCATCTTCAAAAAGCGAATGATTACTGCAAAGAAGAAGTATGAAAAGACCCCAACAAAAAATCTTGAAAAAGAAATTGCAAGATGTAATAACATTCAGATGGCAAAGAAGATTTCCCTTAACTCTGCTTATGGTGCTATTGGTAATCAATATTTTCGCTATTATAAACTTGCCAACGCAGAAGCTATTACACTATCTGGTCAGGTTTCTATCCGTTGGATAGAAAACCGTATGAACAAGTATCTAAACAAAATTTTAAAAACGGAGAATGAAGATTATGTCATTGCTAGTGATACTGATAGTATCTACCTCAATTTGGGTCCTTTGGTTGAAACTGTATACAAAGGGAGAGAGACGACTAATGAAAGCATTGTGTCGTTCCTTAATAAGATCTGTGAGATGGAACTTGAAAAGTATATTACGAGTTCTTATGAAACGTTGGCGAACTACGTAAATGCTTATGACCAGAAGATGTTTATGAAGCGAGAGAACATCGCAGACCGTGGTATATGGACAGCAAAGAAAAGATATATTCTAAACGTATGGGATAGTGAAGGAGTTAGATATGAAGAACCTAATCTAAAGATGATGGGTATTGAAGCAGTGAAGTCATCAACTCCTGCACCATGTCGCACAATGATTAAGGACGGATTGAAGATAATGATGAATGGAACTGAAGAAGAAGTGATAGATTATATTGATGATTGTCGTGCAAAGTTCAAGACACTTCCTCCAGAAGATATTGCATTTCCTCGCACTGCATCAAACGTGCAAAAGTATAAAGCATCGTCTACAATATATGCAAAGGGAACACCTATACATATTCGAGGTGCATTATTATTCAATCATTATGTAAAGCAGAAGAAGTTGGATAATAAATATTCACTTATTGGTAATGGAGAAAAGGTCAAGTTTCTCTATCTTAAAAGACCAAATATAATACAAGAAAATGTAATTTCTTTTATTCAAGACTTTCCAACTGAAATTGGACTTGACAAGTATATAGATTATGATCTACAATTTGAAAAAAGTTTTGTTGAACCACTCAAAGCAATTCTTGATGCGATTGGTTGGAATGTCGAAAAAACTGTAAACTTAGAATTATTTTTTACCTAATGGATTTACCTATTGAAATGGATGAACTTGATGTTATCATTGAGTCTGTATCAGATGTTGATACTGAACTTACAAAAAAACTAAGATTAGTTAAGGGGTTAGTTGAAGATGGTCAACCTTATAAGAAAATACTCCGTGAAAAGTATGGTTATGTAGCATAATGTTTTTTAAAAAATTGAGTCTTGTTACTGGTGGATTTGATCCTATCCATAGCGGACACATATCATACTTCACAAGAGCAAAAGATTTTTCTGATTATCTTGTAGTTGGTATTAATACAGAACAGTGGTTAACAAAAAAAAAAGATCAATATTTTCAATCGTGGGCAGAAAGAGCAGATATTATTAGACATCTTGATATGGTAGATGCTGTCATCTCTTGGGATGATAGTGATGAATCTGCCTGTGGTGCTATTGCTAAGTGTTTAGATATTTCTAACACAGTTGTTTTTTGCAACGGTGGAGATAGAAAGAAAGGAAACACACCTGAGATAGATGGTTATGGTAAAGATCCCAGAGTTCAATTTGAATTTGGTATAGGTGGAGAAGATAAAATGAATAGTAGTTCATGGATACTTCATGGTTATTTTGAAAGACAACGTAAATTATTAGGAATATGATTAAATCATTTGGTTTATTGATTCTAAGATTATCAATAGGAACTATGCTCATACATCATGGTTATGAGAAGACAGCAGACATAGAAAACTTTGCTGATGCATTTGTAAGACCTATTGGAATACCTTTTCCAATCATAGCATCTTACATAGCAGCATACTCTGAAATTTATGGTAGTTGGTTATTAATTGCAGGACTGTTGACAAGGTTTGGTGCATTAGCAGTCGTAGGAACTATAACAGTTGCAATATATCATGCTATAGTTACAGCAGGTTTTAACATATACCTTTTAGAACTTCTTGTGCTATACTTTGGAGGAGCATTCTGTATCCTTTGTTATGGTGGAGGAGACTTTGCTATTGATAGACTTCTTAGAAAGTTTAGAATAAAATTTAATAGACCACATTTACCTTTTGAATAATGAACTGTTGGCATTGTAATACCGAATTAATTTGGGGTGGAGATCATGATCTTGACGATTATGAAGAAATGGAGTATGATATAGTTACAAACTTATCATGCCCAACTTGTGAATCGTATGTTGAAGTTTATCATAAGATAGAAAAATAAATTATGTCAACTCATTATGGAGTTAATCTTTGGGAACCACTATTAACTCAAGTTGATGTAGTTGATGATTTTTTACCTCCAGAAGTTTTCTATCAAGTGCATAAATGGTTTACTCATGA